CATTGAGGTACGAGCTTGTACTTTATTAGTAAGAACAGGATTATAATGTTCATCATTACAAATGATAAAAAAGAGAGAACAAGTAAATGTACTTGTTCTCTCACTATATTATACTAACTTGTTAGTGCAGGTTGATTGATTATAAACACTTTATTTCTTTCATACGCAAACGCCAATATTGGGTTTTTATTTACGTCTATATGAGAACCATTCCAATTTTGAATTGTGTTGTAAGTATTTTTTAAAAGTGTGTTAGGCTTAGAGCTGTATATAATTATTATTGACCCCGCAGGCATATAAATACTTTCAAGATTTTCAGATAAATTATACGCTATTATTCTGTTCGGTATTCCGCCGTTTTTGTCGTTAAGTGTTCCTAGTTCTTTAGGTATAACAGTTTGATAACTGTTTACTTTTACACCGTTTTCAGTCATAATACAATCTAACGCATCAATATTGTCCTTAAGATAGTCACCATTAGGCGTCATTATTGTTGAGCCATTTGATGACATTATTTTAAATCTTGTACCAACATTTGCTTTCACATTTGAAAGTTCTAAATATACTGACTGGTCATAAGTAAAAATAAAAAATAAACTAGGCGTTAATCCGTTAGTACTATTTGAAATAATTTTGTTAGTTTGGTCAGCTTGTATTATTAGTCCTTTTGTTGCAGAATCTGAAAAGTTTTTATAAGCAGAGTATTGTACAAGATTACCTAAGTCGCTACAATCTAAAGTTCCACTATTTTCTTTTATTAAAAAAAGTGGGTTTGTGTCACTACTTTTAAAAGAGCATGTGTCTGCTAATTTTAAATAACCATAATTTTCAATACAATTATTACATTTCCAAACGTACCACGAGTTTACGACTAACTGTGCTTTATTCAAAATTGCTGTTCCACAATATTCAGTTCTTAGAGTATCTATCAAAACATTATTAACATTTACATTGTCAATAGCCAGGGCATAGTCGCACTTTGAAAAACCCATATTATCCATTTTTGTTGTATCCCATGCACCACTTTTACCATTTCTTGTATACCATATACCATATTCAACAGTTTGAATTAAGCAATCCTCAAAATGTATATTAGTAACGTTAGTAATACCAGATATTGTTGCCGTGTCGTTTATTTCACAAATAACACCTTTAGCATGATTACCGCTAATTGTATTGTCATCACTGCTTTTACCATTTACCCACACATTTTTAAAATAAATGTTAAATCCATTCACCACTTTAAATCCGTACATAGAAGAATGTACGCGATTAATTCTAATGTTATCAAAAGTAACATTATAAGCATTATAACATAATAAAAATGAGCCACTTAATTCAAGATTAATAAATCCATTTTTAACCGTTATATATGTGGTAGGGTTTTCAGCCTTCAGCTCTGAAATTTGAAACATTGGAAAGTCATTTAAACCAGTTAAATTACACCAATTTAAATCTATAATTCTGTTTGACGGAATTTTAACTATACTACCGATATAAGTATTTTTGTTTTTTGGAAATTTAGTATTTCCTGTGTTGATAGCTTTTTGTATTGCTTCGCTGTCATCTGTAACACCGTCAAATTTTGCACCGAACCATAAGGGATTTACCCAAAAATCAGCTAATGTTTCATTCAATATTTCAGCTAATTTACCGTTATTAATCCACTCATTTAAAATGTCATTTATAATGCTTTTTAAATTACCGGTTAGATTTGATAGCTCATTATTCATTTTATTTTGTGCTGATATTATTTCATTTACTTTATCAGATACTTTACAAAGAAATTCATAATAACTTAAGCTATCGTCATAGACTAAAGGGAGCACCTTTTGACACCAAAATATAATAGGTTTTAAATCGTCCATATTTACCTCACTTTCTCTTTACCATAGAGTAAAAAATAAATCTTTAAGTTCATCAATAATCATCATATCAATATTTAAAAAAGTTTCTCTAAACTTTAATAGCATTTCTGATTGATTGCCTTCATATCCTAAAACTTTGTCAACATAGCTGTCGCTTCTATTTCCTGTTCCTGTTTCATTATCAGTTGTGCTACCGTTTAGGTTACTACTCGTTCCATCCGTACCCATATTGTGTGTAGCGTTTGTTAAATAATCGTTACTGTCAAGTCCGTTAATACCGCCCTGTGGTGTATCACTATAATAGCTCCAAGTATCAGTGCTTCCGTCAGTTCTCGAACTGCTAGCATTAGTGCCATTTCTGTTAGTGGTTTTGGTTTCGCTTCCACTGCCTTCATGTGTAACACTTCTGTCCACACTAACTAATGGTTGAATTTTTAACAATTCGCTCTGATAAAGCTGATTATAATAAGGCATAATGTTTTTCATTTTATCACTTAAAAACAACTTCCATCTTCCTACAGTTTCACAGCATATCTCTCTTGTGTAGTAATGCCTTAAAATCTTCTTACAAAGTTCTGCTCGATATTGCTCGTCAAAAATAGGAAAGTCGCTAAAAATCTTGCTCCAAGACTTATTCAGTATATCTTCTATGTCATTAAACCCACTCGACTCTGTAAGCATCGCACTTGTTTCACAAATAAATCTAACTTGTGTTGTATATTTACTCATCGTCATCCTCCTTCCTGTCATCATTCTGATTGAATACATCACGGAAATGACAGCTAATCTGAGTACCGAACATTCTGTTAATCTGCTCACAAGCCTGTTGCCTTGCAAATTCTCGAGAATATCTGTTAGCCAATACACCGCCTTGAAGCCTTTGCACTTCGTCCTTAATCATTCGTTCTTTTTTCTGAATACTAATGTTTGTTACACCTAGATAAGTTAGTGCTTCATTCCATAGATTAACCTTTAACTCATATAGCTTATCTGCGACATATGGCGCACCAGTTGTGAACACACCAAATGAGCTGCCGTCACCATCCATGAAATCATTACTAGCAAAAATAACAGGTTGATTACCATCATACGCCATATAAGCATTTTGTAGAGCTAATTGTTGTTGTTCACTGCCCTTAATCAAAATCGGTGTTCTTTGAGCTTTGCAGTTAATATCAATACTTGCGTCAAGTTCGGCTAGTCTCTTAGCGTATATTTCCATCTTATCTTTACAGCACCAATGAGTCATATTATCCCATATAATAACACTATCACTTCTCCCACATACACGTTGATAGCCATTAGAAGCATACGCTCGTCTATCTAGTGGTATATTGTAAACGTCAAGTTGACCGCCAAGTACAGTTCTCAAGCATAGATTTCCCATGACTTCATCGTTAAAATACAGCATAGCTTTATTATCATACAGTCCAACTTCAATAAATCGTGCATCTACAGTGCTAGGAAGCCCACTCCATTCAAACGAGCTAATTGCTATTTCTGTAAATAAATCTAAGTATTGGTCAAAAGTGTAAAGCTGATAAAAAACGCTGTCACTAAATGAAGTGCGTTCTTTAGCTCGTTTTGCTTTTCTTGCTTTGCTCATTTTTATCTCCCTCCTTTCTAAACTGAATTATCAAGCGAATAATTACCTACTTCACTAGGATGTTTCCAAAAAGTTATTCCGCTATTAAAATAACTTTCAATCTGTGCTATGTCATCACTGGGTGCACCCCCTACTATTGTACAATCAACGGTTTTTGTATAATTCCAATGCGGTCTACTTGACACATTGGGTACTTTAGTTGTGTGACAGGCATACCCAAATACATCAAAATACTTATCAATAGCTTTAGCATACTCAGCAGTGATAGATTTTCGTTGAGCTTCAAAGCACACTTGTCCTTTACCAAAAAGTGCATTATTAGTGGCATAATTACCCTTTACTTCATTAGCAGCAATACTAGCTGTGTAAGCACTTGTTAATATATTCTGCACACTACCCAGTGCTGAATTACTTGACTGTCCAGTAATCATCCCTGTAGCAGTTTGAATGGCTGATGGAATAGCGTTAATTGTAATCGGTACAGCGTTTTGAGCAACCCATGCGTTAAACGCGTCCACATTCCATGAACATAAAGGGAAGCTGTCAAGTGTGATTGTTTCTGTCATATCCATTCTGCCTGTGCCTCTGGTTTCTGTGGCCTTGTATCGGTCAAGTCTTAGCACTTCTTGTACTGGCATCGTCATGTTACCAACTATGTTATAATATGGTGTAAGATTTTCTGAAAATTCATAGCGTTGGATTAATGTCTGTCCGCAGTTATTTCTTACTTCGTTAAAATTATACGGGTAGGTGTAAAGCTTCATGTTTCGTGGCTTGTAACCGTTTATTGTGTCAGTATTACTAATTGGTACACCAGTAACATTTATTGAGTTAGTATTTCCAGTAAATGTAATATTAACTCCTTCGTCTGTAACATTAACAGGAAGTATATCTGTAGGGCATGTGTAAAGAGCTAATATATTTTCGGGAGTAGTTAAGTACTGATTTAAAAAATTAGTGAGATTATTACTACCTGTTTCTGTGTTAGCAAAGGCTTTTATTTGATAGCCACTATAAACACCATCGTATAGATACCCCCCTGTTGTGGCAAGTAGTACCATGGTACAAGTACTTAAAGAGCCTAGCCCGATTAACTGAGCGTCACCGTTGTAAACATACTCGCCACATTCGACATTTTCGGGTAGGATATGCTCACCGATGTTATCAGTTAGACTATGCTCTCGTTCGACAAAGCATTCTTTTAGTTCAACATCAAACCAGTAAGTTTGTAGAACATCAATTTGAAAGCTTATCTCAGCAGTAACATTGTTAATATACTCAATACTTGTCACAAATGCATAAAACCACCGAGTGCTGAAAGCTGAGTTTTGAAACATCATGTAATTACAGTCGTATAAGCTGTCTGCTGTAGCCTGTAAACGACATTTACCCTTATTAACTCTGTTGTAAGTTACGTTATTAAAATGCTTTTTGGCTTTACTAATAAAATAATCTGCTTGTGTTTTCTTATCTGAAAAATAAAGTGTGTGTTTCTGCTGAGTGGAAAGTGGTACTCCACTCAGCATGTACACTTCACTATCAGGTACTATGTACATAATTAATTACCCTCTTTATTTAATGTGTCT